AAAGCCTCGAGCAGCCATTGTTCGTAACCTTGGAACCTGTATTCGTTATGCATTTGGATTCACACCTATCCTGCCTATCTGAGCGTTCTGCTGCTGCGTCACACTCATCTGCAGGTTCTGAGCAAACGTCTGGACAAGCTGTGCGAACTGCTCGTCCTGCTGCATCTGCTGCTGATATTTCGGGTTGTTCTGAATGATCTGCTGGATGAACTGCATCTTGATGCCTGCAGATGGATCGTTCTCGACAAACTTGGGCTGATTACCCAGAGACATCAGGGCTACCTGATTGTTCATGTCGTCGAACATCTGCTGCGATGCTTCTGCCTGCTCAATGACAAGCTCGTCTGCCAGCGTTGGGTCAATGACCTGCAACTTCTTCCTGATCAACTTAGTCCTGTCAACGATCCCCATCGTGTCCTCTGGCAGGACGAATTGACTAATCGCCTGAAGCTTCTTCTGGACAAACTCATTGTCGAGTTCCCTGACATCGAAGTGCAATGTGAAGTTGTATTTCTTGGGGTCTCGAGGCAGTGGCATATTAGTGCCAGTCACCAGAGCAAAGCGGTCGTCCGTGTCGAAGACCTGAGTCAGGTCCCAGACCCTGCCAATGACAGAACTCATGTGCCTGAGCCAGCGATGCACGTAGGCCTGTTGCCTAAGTTGTGTCTCTACAGGAGGTATGGCTGCATTGGGCCTGCCAAAGTAACGGTCTGTCCTGAGCTGGATATGATCCATCAGGGTGAAGGCTAGGTCTGCGCCTCTGCGAGGTGCTTCCATCCAACCAATGTCACCGGGCCTCTGTTCTGATACCTGCACACCGGGGCCAACTTTGATCCGCTGGCCATAGCGTAAGGGAACCTTGAGCGGAGGAAGCGTGTCAAAGCTCGAGCGGTCGAATACCATATCGGCTTGTGCCTTGTATTCTGCCTGCCACGTGCGAACAATTTCTGATACACCACGAGACTCGATTGGGCTGCGCCGTGTCTTCTCTCGGGTGAAGGTCTCGAATGGGTAAGTGTCCCCAGCCTCTGTCACGAGCCTGTGCTCTGCGAACATCTCCTTGCCGCTGGAGTTCTTCTCCATATACGGAGAGAAGACCGTCATGTAGATCCCGGGATTCCCATTCTCTGTCACCCTGCGGCTGTAGGCATGAATGACCTCGATCAGGTTGGTCTTGTCATCCAGTCTCTCAGTGCTACCCAGAACAGGACTTAGGCCTTGGTCCCATACCTGAGAACTCTGGCCTGCGGTCTTCTTGACCTCTTCAGCCCATTGCTTGTCCCACTCTCCGCTTGCTGCCTTCGCCTCTAGCTCTGCCAGCGTGTAATACTCCCTACGGAAGATCGCACGGGCTCTCTGCAGGTCAGTTGTCTCGGGCGGAAACAAGATCTCGTGATAGGGCCTGAGTGCTACGATGCGAGCCTGATTCTTTACCATATCAGGCAGCTCGAATGTGGTCTCACCCTTCTCCACAATCTCTCTGATGTGCTTCAGGGCCTTGGTCCTTGTCAGCCCTTCGTTGCTGGCCACAAGCAGGTCAGCAATGTATTCCTGCTCGTCTTGCAGCGCAGCGGTCAGAGCGTCGAGTTGTTGGGGGGCATTGACTCCTAAGAAGCCAGAGAGGGTTTGGAGGTTTATTGTTCGAGGGGTCTGGGCATAGGATCTATCCCAGATCACGTGAAGGACACTCCAACCATACTGCGCTGCGTATTCTGCATGTAACTCCAGCTCTTCTTCCCAGCCGGGTTGCATCAAAGTCGAAAGCATCCACCTCAGGTAAAGACCCACAGCAGACGCTGCCTTGTGGTCTGAAGCCTCGATGCCAGCTACGTTCAAGGCAGCCCTGCTGATGGCAGAGGTGCTCAGGTTCACCATAAACGAGCACACCTCGTCAGCCAGCCTGATCCTAGTGTCGCTGGCTCCTTCCCAAGGGAACGGTTGTCGCCCTAGGTCCTTGGCATGTTTCTTCCCGTCTCGGCTCTGCCCGGTCCACGTAGCAAATCGAGTTTCGTCAGACTCCCTGACACGGTAGGTTATCCTGTCATCAGAAAATGCCCTGCGGTATTCGGTGCAGAGCTGATTGATGTTGGGGTCTGTGTTGACCTGTAAGCGGTCGTCTTTGCTCGTGTTCATTAGTAGCTCAAAGTCTCAGTTGTGTATTGGGCCTGTCTCGAGACATAAATAGGGTCCATCAAAATCAAATATCTCAGAGCATCCACACAGTCCTTGGATGCTCCCTTGTCTCCATCGTTACCAGTCCAAGTCTTCAGACTGTAGATCAGGTTCTGGCATTCATTGGACACATACAGCCTAGGCTCATTCAGGATGCTCACCTCTCTGCTCATGTCGTAGGCAAACAGGTTATTGACCAGAGCACAGCTCTCGTCAATGTGCGCCATCGCTGAAGGCACAAACAGAAGACCATCCTTTACTATCTCTCCGCCTGCACCCCTGTCAGGATTGGCAAGCAAGTCGATCAGGCTCTGGTTGTGCTCCTTCTGGCCTATCACCGCAGTCCTGCCAGCTCTAGGATCGATGTATCTCTCGTGTATCCCTCCATCAGAGATCTCTAGCTCCCTGATGAGTTGTTTATACTGCTGAATATTCCTCCCACAGTCAGCCGTCTGCGCTGGCCCCTTCTTGCCGTCCAGCTTCTCACTCGGAACGGCCCACTCTCCGTAGTTGGCCCTGTCTGGCCACTCCCTATAAATAAAAATCCTGCCCAGATCATCCACCCTAGCCCAGAGCATATACCAGTTGCGGTCGCCCGGCGTAGGATCGACAACCATATAGTTGGTCCCGTCCTTGGGGATCTGGTCCTTCGCAATAATATTGCGGTCAGTGAACCTCGGGAACTTGCCCACTACAGGGTTGCTCACATACCCATAGGCCCTGATCTCTCGCTCTTCCCTAGTCCTGCCCCTGAGCGTCTGCTCCATCCGATCAAACGGGCTGTAGGGATTCCACTCACTGAAGAACCAGAAGATCTTCCCAGATCCACTGCGTGTCCTGCCCTTATACGGCATGTGTCCCTTAGGGACCCCATCAATCGAACTTTCATCCCCAATCAACTTAGCCTCTCGAGTCTCCTCGATGATGGCCCCATCCATAGCATCCTTCACGGTGCTGGTAAAACCCTCAATTGGAGTGAAGGTCACGACCATTTTCCCCTTACGTGAGATGAGACGGTATTTGAGCGTCTGAATCCACGCCATAGGGACAAGCTCGTCACACCAGATCAGGTCCAGCTCAGTTCCCTCCATCGAGCTGAGTTCCTGAGAATAATTCTTGAACCAGCACTGGCTCCCATTAGGAGCCACAAAAGTCTTGTTGCTGAAACCGTTCTTCTGGGAGAACCCTATGTTCACAACAGACCGCTGCCCTGTCCTCTGCTCCTTCCAAGGCAACGGCAGATACTCATGCACATACGGCTGCTGAACCTGCACAGAGCTATCGTGTGTGCTATGACAACACCACACAGCACTCCTGTGCTTATTGGCCAGCGTCCTGACTACCCTCGAGGCCATATACCGTGACTTACCACCACGATTGCCTCCGAAAATGTAGACGATGTCTACCTTGGGATCTTCCAGAGCCTCATCAGCATCTTTCCAGTGCCTGAACAGGCCCGTGGTGTTGTGCCAGTCGCTGCCGTAGTTGAAGGGGTCAGCCTTCTCGAGCCTGATCAGCTCCTCTCGCTTCAGGTAGTAGTCCTGCAGCACCCCTTCAGCGGCCATCGCCTCTGCTTCCTCCCTGCTAGGGACCGGATATACTGGGTGCTGTGTCCAGTTCATTCCCAGCGATCCAACTGCTTTGGAGAGCCCACACAGACAAGCTTGCCTGTCCCCTGCTCCACCCAGACAGGGATCTTGAGCCCCTTCTGGAAGTCCCTGTTGTCTGACACCCTCACAAGCCCTAGATCTGTCTCCAGAAGCCGCATGTTAAACGGCCTACCCTTCACAGTAGCCTGCTTGGGCTCCCTGCCAGCTTTCCAGCGGAGTTCCGCTGTATCTAGCCCGGTTCGCCTCTTAGCCTTCCTGCCACGCTTTCTAGGGCTCTTCTTCGCACCTTCAGCCTCGCTCATAAATCATCAATAGCGTTGTAACTGTCAATCGACCAGTCTACCTGCAGCCAGCCTCCCCTGTCCCTAATCACCCAGTTCTCCACCCTATGCTCCAAGCTCATGTCCAGCTTATCCCGTAGATCCCTCACAAAGGCCTCCAGATAGCCTCTCAGACGCTCTTTAAGCACATCTGGGCTCTCTGGCAGGGTCATGTAGCTATACGGCGTCATATCGGCCATATACCAGCTCCTGAACCGCCATATGCGCTCAAAATCGATCCCATCAAGAAGCATTGTGATCTGGGCCTCCATAGAGGGGGCCTTGCCGAAATAGCCTGTGTTAGGCTCGATTAGTGTAGGCCCAGTAGGGGCATCGCTCTTCTGCGTATACATTTTGCTCATCTATTTTACGAGGGGAGATCCGCAACGATATCGCTATATTTCGCCAGCGTCTGACCCCCTCCCCCCATCTAGCCCGTGGAGTTTCGCACAATATATATTATGTGCAGTTGCATCACTTCTGACCATCGATGCTAACCACCTCTGCTTCAATGACTTGCTTTGGCTTGCAGTTCCTGATCAGCTTGGTGAGCACTTCTTCTGACAAATTCACAGTCTCGTGTCTAATAGTTGTCGAGGGTTTGCCAAGCAATGTCTCAACTTTGTCGATGAGTATCCCTACTGTGACGGGTAAAGTCTGCGGCTTCAGCTCACCTGACTTCAGGGCATCTCCGAGCTTCTCCAGAGCAGTGTCTCTTGTCTTCACAAGCTCTTGCAGGAAAGCCTCTTGAGCCTTAGGGTCTCTATCAGCTTTCTCGACCATAGTCACGGCTAATTCCCGTGATATGCCGAACACTTCCTGCAGTGTCTCTGTGCC